CGGTTCGTAGCGCCACACGAACCACCGGCAGCGCATCACAAGGTCTTGTGTGACGCACTGGACGCGGTAGCTGATGGAAATATCCAGCGGCTTATGGTTTTCATGCCACCGGGTTCTGCCAAAACGACGTACGCGACGATCCGGTTTCCTGCGTACTACGTCGGGAAGTACCCAAACAAGGGCGTGATCTGCGCGAGCTATAGCGGCGACTTGGCCACGATGTTCGGCGGCAAGGTGCGCGACTTGGTGAAGGCCAGCGAGTTCCGCGAGCTTTTTCCGGTCACGCTGACAGAGGACACGCGGGCCAAGGGCGAGTGGACCACGGACGCAGGCGGCTTCTACTACGCTACCGGCGTTGGTGGATCGGTGACGGGACGGCGTGGCGACATCCTGATCCTTGATGACCCGATCAAGGGCCGTGCGGATGCTGACAGCGCGCTAGTTCGTGAGAAGGCCTGGGAGTGGTTCAAGGCCGATCTACGCACACGCGGCAAGCCGGGTTATGCGGTCATCATGGTGATGACGCGATGGCATGAGGACGATCCAGCCGGTCGGATACTTCCGGACAATTGGGCAGGCGAATCCGGAACTTTTACGGACAAGTTTGGCGAGAAGTGGACCGTGTTGTGTCTGCCAGCAGAAGCCCGTGACGGCGATCTGATGGGGCGCAAAGTCGGAGAGTACCTTTGGACAGACTACAAGCCAGCGGAGGAATGGGAGCGCGAAAAGCGATTCCAAGGACCGCGTAATTGGCTGAGCCTGTATCAGCAGGTGCCGAGCGCGGAGGAAGGACTGAACTTCCGCAGGGAGTGGTTCCGCTACTACGACGCGCTGCCCAAGGACTTGAATGTGTACATGTCCGGTGACTTCGCGGTGACGGAAGGCGCGGGCGACTTCACTGAGCTTGCGGTGTGGGGCGTCGATCCACGCGGAACTATCTACGCGCTGGACTGGTGGAGCGGGCAGGCGACATCCGATGTTTGGGTCGATGCGTTGTTGGACCTGGCGCAGCGGTGGCGACCCATGTGGTTTGTTGGAGAAATGGGGCCAATCAGGCGTGCGGTGGAGCCGTTGCTGGCACTCAAGAGCCGTGAACGGCGCGTGTTCGTTGCAACCCAATGGCTTGCCCACGAGGGCAACAAAGAGGCGCACAGCGTGAACTTTCAAGGGTTGTGCAGCGCTGGGTACGTGTACTGGCCGAAGTTCGATTGGGCAGAACGCGTGATCAATCAGTTGCTCAAGTTCCCGGCAGGCCGACACGATGACGCGGTGGACGCGTGCAGTTTGTTCGGGCGGTTCGTGCACAAGACATGGCAAGCGGCACCCACCAAGGAGCCCGTGAAGGTGGATTTTTCGAGGCTGCCGACAATAGGCGAAATGATGACCCCGATTCGACGCGATGAGGCTGCGCTGTGAAAGACGACGACAAGCGCACCGGCGAACGCGACCGCTGGTTGAAGCGGATCGAGCGCGAAAAGAAGGCGCACGAGAAGTTCCGCAAACAGGCGTTGGAGGCGGAAAACTCGTTCTACCAGACCGGCAAGAATGACGACCAAGTAGGTCAGCTTGTGGAAAGCAGGGCCGGGCAGGTTGTGCCGATGTTCTGGTCAAACATCAAGGTTCTGCACGCTGCGCTGTTTTCGCGGCTGCCGCGTGCAGACGTGCGCAAGCGCAACGTGGACACGCCAGACGGCACGGCGCGGGCAATCAGCACGCTGACCGAGCGGGCGCTGGCGTTCGTGCAAGATACGACCAGCTATGACCTGGACGCGCATCAGGCGGTCAATGACTTTCTGGTTTCCGGGCTTGGTCAGTCCAAGGTCGAGATGGCGGTCAAGACAGACGATATCCCGATCCTGAATCCGATGACCGGGCAGCCGATTGTCATTGATGGCGAGCCGCTTACCCAATCGGTGGTTGTCAGTCGCACCTTGAGCCAGCGGTATATCCACTGGTCGAACTTCCGCTGGGAGCCGACCACATCATGGGATCAAGTGACGTGGGTGGCGTATGACCATTGGATGGGCAAACAGGAGCTTGAGGAGCAATTTGACTGCACGCTGCCTGAGAGTTCGGGAGGCGAGAATCCATCCGATCCCAAGCTGAGCGCAAGCCAGTACGAACAGCAATACTGTGTGCACGAGATTTGGGACAAGCGCACGCGCACGGTGATTTTCCTGTGCGATGCGTACGATGAGGTTTTGGAGACGCGCCCGGACCCGCTTGGCTTGCGTGGATTCTTCGCATCGCCCCAGCCGATGATGGCGAACGTCAAAGGCTCAGAAGTTATCCCAAAGCCTGATTTTTCGTTCATTCATCGCTCGCTGAAACTTATCAATCTGTACGCCAAGCGCATCGAATCGTTGACGCGGCAACTCAAGGATTGGGGTTATTACGACGCGAGTTTCTCGGAGATTGCGAAGGTCAACCAGGCCGAGGATGGGACATGGTTCCCCATTGTTGGGCTTGCCGAGCGTTTGGGCATCGCTGGCGGGGGCCAGAACGGCGAGAACCTGATTACATCGCCTGACCTGACGAAAAAGGCGCAGGTATTGGCGAACCTGATTGATCAATTCGAGCGGCAGAAACAATTGCTATGGGAGATGATCGGGCTTGCCGACATCATGCGCGGGGCCTCGAATCCGAACGAAACGGCATCGGCGCAGCGGATCAAGGATCAATGGTCGAATGTCCGCCTTGCGCCATATCTGAACACGATCAGCCAATTTTTCCGCGATTGCTTCCGCATCATTGCCGAGGTGATCAGCGAGAAGTTTGAGCCGCACCAGATCCAGCAAATGACCGGAATTGAGGTCACGCCGGAAATGCACCAGGTCATGCAAAACGACTTCCTGCGCACCTATGCGGTGGACGTCGAGACGGATTCGACGATTGCGCAGGATGACAACCTTGAGCGTGAGCAGCGCAATGAGACGAGCAAGGTCATCGGCGACATGCTGCAAAGCCTTGTGCCAGCGATCAATGCAGGCCAGTTGCCAGCGGACATTGCCAAGGCGCTGATGCTTTTCACGGTGCGGACCACGAAGTACGGCACCGAGTTTGAAGAAGCCATAAACCAGCTTCCTGACACGATGCAACAGCTTGGGCAGATGCAGCAGCAGGTACAGCAGGGACAACAGCAAGCACAGCAATTGCAGCAACAATTGCAGGAAGCGCAGGGGCAGTTGCAGAAGGTCAACCAGGGCAAGGAGCAGCGCGAGGCGGTCAAGACGCAGACCGATGCTATGGACACGTCAGCGGCGGCGCAGTTGAAGCAGATGCAGGCGGCGGAGATTGCGCAGCGGGTGCAGTTGGGGCAGGTGTTGCCGCTGGCCAGATGATTGATATCGAAAACCAAGCCATGCACCGAGCCTACCTTGAAACACGGCTTGGCTGCACGCTGGCACCGGACGCGCAGTTCATCGCGCACGTTGAACCGTATGGCGTTGTCGGATTTGAGCGGTGGAACGGTGATGACGTGGAGCTGCATTACACCGGAGAGCGAGGGTTTCTGACACGCGGGTTTCTGCGGTCGCTTGCGCGCTACGTGTTTGTGCAGCTTGGGTGCGAGCGGGTGACGGGCCGCATTCCGGCAGACCGGCCATTGGCTGCCGCGTTGGGCAAGCGATTGGGGTTCACCCATGAGGGCACGCTCAGGCGTGGCCATAATGGAAACGACATTTTGATTTTCGGCATGCTGAAAGAGGAGTGCCGCTGGCTATGAGTTCTGGAAGCACAAAACCACCTAAGGCCCCTGATCCGCAGGTTGTGATTGACGCGCAGGCACGGGCGAATCGTGTCAATCAAGTGGGTCCGTACGGAACAACGACGTACACGGAAGGCCCTGACGGTCGAGCAACGCAGACAAGCACGCTCAGTCCTGAGTTGCAGGCCGTGATGAACCGCGTATTCGAGCAGGCCGCGATCAAGCCGGAGCCGTGGCAATTGCCCAACGGTTACGATCAATTGATGGGCGCGGTAGGTCAGCGCGTTGGAGATCGGTACGGCATGAGCGCAAAGCCGAGCCAGCAAGCATTGCCGAAGCCGCAGCAACAGCGGGGTGGGCCATGATTCCTCAGACGCCGGTCATGCCCCCCACTCCGGGATTGTCGCGTTCGGCACAGCAGCGCAAGCCGTTTATTGCCCCGATGCAGATGCCGGTCGTAAAGCCTGGGCTTGCAACGGACGTGCCGCAGCCCGGAATAACGCCCGTTGACCAGACAGCCATGCGTGCGCCGTCACCAATGCCTGCAACGGCAGGGCTCTCGTCGAGCGCCACCGGGGGAGGATCGACGATGCCTGTCGGTGGCGGTACGGCAACCGCAATGGGCGCACCAAGGACATCACGATACGGATCAGACAACCCGACAACGCGCGGCGCTCCTGTTCAGTCGCCACCGAACATTGGCGGTCCTGTGAATCCCGCATGGGCACCGCAAGGCGGAATTTCCCCGTTTGACGTGGATTCTGGCAATCCGGGGATTGGCGAGTTTCAGCGGTACAGCGACAACGCTTACAGCGAGGCAACGCGCAGGCTAGATCCGCAGTTCGAGGCGCAACAGCGCGCATTCGACCAGGACATGGTGAACCGTGGCATTGCGCCCGGAACACCGGCCTATGACAACGCACGGGCGAACTTCGACCAGTCGCGCAACGATGCCTATGCATCGGCACGGGCTCAGGCTGACCAGTTGGGGTTGGCAGCGCAGCAACAGGCATTCTCGCAAGGCGCAATCAATTCTCAGGGATTGCGTGAGCTTCTGTTGGGTCAGATGGGCTTGGACGCATCACGTTTTGGGGCAACGACTTCGGCGAACGCAAGCATGCACAACGCAAACACGGCGGCACAGAGCGCGGCGGAGCGGTTGCGGTTTGACAGTCAGCAGGGTGATTTCGACAACCTGATGCGCTTGCTTGGTTTCAGCCAAGGCACGCAAGGGTTCAACAATCAGCAAACGTCGAATTGGATGGGACAGAATGCGGGGTTGCTCGGGCTGTTCCAGCCAGGAGGAGCACCGGCGAATATCGACGTTACCGGGCCGTACAACAACCAGTACAACGCGGGCTTGAACACGGCGCAAGCCAATCAGGCGCAACAGAATGCGAACACGCAGGCTGCGGCATCGATGATTGCGGCTATGTACTGCGACCGCGATGCAAAGACCGAGATTGCCGAGGCATCGCCAGATGCTGCGCTGTCGGCAATTGACGGGCTGCCGTTCAAACAATGGACCTACAAGGCGGACCCTAAGCAGACCGCGCATGTTGGCACGTATGCGCAAGCCTTCAACACCGCGCTGGGCCTGCCACCGGGAACGCACATTAACCCGATTGATCTGTTCGGTGCGCTGATTGGGTCGGTGCAGGCGCTTTCGGCTCGCGTGAAGGAATTGGAGGCGACCTGATGCAATACCTGACGGGCGGTGACATTGCGCAATTGCAGGTAGACGAGGAAACGGCCCGCCGTCGCCAGCAACAGGCGCAGCAATTGATCCAAGCCGGTTACAGTCCTGTGCAGGGGGGCAATCCGCTGTTGGCCATGCTGGCGTCGGTCATGTCCACAGTCAAAGGCAACAGCATGCTGAAGGACTCCGACGCGAAGCTGTCGGAAACCTTGGCCAAGCGGTTTGAGTACGAAAATCAGCAATCGCAGGCGAAGGCCGAAGCCGAGCAGCGCAAACGCGATGAGGATTACCAGCGCGAACTGGACAAGATCGGATACACGAAAGAGGTCGAAGCAAAGTACCGTGAGCCAAGCAAGATTGATCCGCTGTCGGCGGAAGGTATCGCAGCGACGCTCGGACTTGAACGGGCCAAGGCGGGAATGCGCCCCGGTCCCGGCCTGAGCGAATCGGATCGCAAGATTCAGCAGCTTCGAGCATTGGGCGCGACGGATGACCAGATTCGCGGGATGTTGCTCGGCAATCAGGGCAACAATGTCCCGTCCGGCTACCGTGCGACCGCTACAGGTGCGTTGGAGCCGATCCCTGGCGGTCCTGCCGATCCTGCCGCGCAGGCCGCAAAACCGCGCCAGCTTCCCGCAGACATGGCGGGCCGTGTCGCACTGGCTGAGGAATATTTGGCGAATTCCCCAGAGATCAACGCCGCGATCAAGTCCGGCGCGCTGACTGGCATTTTCGACAGCCAGACGGCAAAGGCTGGATACGGGAAATCCGGGGAAGTGTATCGAAAGATTCAGTCCGGGCGAGACGCTTTGCAGCGCACCTTGACCGGCGCAGGCATGCCCGCCAGCGAGGCCGCAGAATATGCCGACCGCTACCTGCCGACAGTGGGCGACACGCAAGAAAGCCTTGCGTCGAAGCAATCGCAATTGCAGGCCGAGCTAGGCCGCTTCATACAAGAGGCGCGCGGACCTGGGGGAGCGCCACAGGCTCCGCAAGGTGCGCCAGCCCCCGGCTCCGTACAGGGCGGCTATCGCTTCAAGGGCGGCAATCCTGCTGATCCGAACTCATGGGAGCCTGTCAGCTGATGGCCGGACCTTGGGAGCAATACCAGCAAGCGCAGCCACAGGCGGGACCGTGGACGCAGTATCAACAGGCCGCGCCACAAGCGCCAGATGCACCACAAGAGCAGCCCGGCATGCTGTCGCAGATTGGTCGGCAGCTAGGCTTGACCGCGCGCTATGGCGTGGAAGGCGCTGGCAATCTCTTGGGCATGGTGTCCGACCCATTCGGGCAATTCCTCCCCGGCTACCAGCCTACGGGGCAGATGGCTTCAGGACTGGCCGATTCGCTCGGTCTTCCACAACCGCAGGGCGACCTTGAACAGGGCGTCGGGAATGCATCCAGGGCGCTGGTAGGGACCGGCCTTAGTGCAGGTGCAGGGTTGGCCGCTGGTGCGCCTCAATTGGCCGCACAGCCGCTTATGCAGGCCATCAGCACCATGTCTGGCGCTGGTGCACAGGATATCGCCAAGGAATCGGGTGCGGGTCCGGGCGGTCAAATGCTTGCCGGTTTGGCTGGCGGGTTTGCTCCTGGCCTTGGTGCTGGCGCACAGGGCGGACTTCGCATGGCCATGCGTGGTGGAGAGCAGGGTCGGCAGACGGTAGCCAACAACCTCGAAAACTTCGCCGCCGCTGGCACTACGCCAACGGTTGGCCAAGCCTCGCAGAACCCGATTGCCCAGTTCATCGAATCGACGCTGGCAAAGACGCCTGGCGCTTCGGGTGTGATGGCCAAGAAAGCCGCATCGCAGGCTGACGAAATCGGCCAAGGGCTGGCCTCCAAGGCAAATGCCCTAGCTCCGGGTGCGGATGCGGAACTGGCTGGAGCAACGATCCAGAGCGGAATCTCCGGGGAAGGCGGCTATGTAAGTCGATTCAAGGACACGGCCTCCAAACTGTATGACCAGCTCGACAAGCATGTGCCGCCCGATACACCGATTCCGGTCAATGCGACGAAAGCCTATCTGGCCCAAGCCGTAACCCCGACCAAGGGCGCGGAGGCCACAACCTCGCTACTGGTCAACCCGAAGCTGCAACAGATCGACTCGGCTCTTTCTGCCGATATCGCTGCCGCCGCTAACGGGACGCTGCCGTATGAGGCGGTCAAGTCCCTACGGTCGCGCGTGGGCGCTTTGCAGGCCGATTCTGGGCTGACCTCGGACATTCCAAAGGCTGAACTGAAGAAGCTCTACGGTGCGTTGTCGCAAGACATGAAGGCGCAAGCCTACAAGACGCCGGATGGTGCAAAAGCCTTCAATCGCGCCGACAACTTCTACCGTGAGGGCATCCAGAAACTTGACAAGATCGAGCATGTAGTCAAGAGGGCCGGAGGGCCAGAAAAGGTCTTTACTGCCGCCATGTCCGGCACGAATGAAGGCGCCACCACGCTCCGCAACGTGATGGGCAGTCTCAAGAAGTCCGAACGAGATGTAATAACGGCCACGGTCCTGAACCGGATGGGCAAAGCGACCGCAGGACAGCAAGGTACGAATGCGGAAGGCATGGCCGACAAGTTCAGCACGTCCACATTCCTCACGAATTGGGCCAAGATGAGTCCGCAGGCACGTTCAGTCCTGTTTGACCATAAAGGCCCGAAGTTCCGCGAGGATATGAATAAACTGGCCCAGGTCGCAACCAATCTGCGCGAAGGGTCACAAGTCTTTGCCAACCCGTCTGGCACTTCTCAAGGCGCCGCGCAGCTCGGCACGTCCGCCGCCTTCGTCATGTCGGCCCTGACCGGAAACATCGGGACCGCTGCGGGGATTGGAGCGGGTGCGGGAGCTGCAAACCTTAGTGCGCGCCTGATGGCCAACCCGAAGTTTGTGTCATGGCTCGCCAAACAGACCAATCGGCCTGTTGGCACGCTGCCTGGGCAGATCGGAACCTTGGCCAATATCGGCAAGGACGACCCGGACGTGCAGGAGTTTATCGCGCAACTAGCGCAGCAAGGGAACCAAGCACAGCAGCAATAAGCGCGAATGGCGATATGAGGGCCAGAAAGCCCCATAGCGTGAATTTCAGATCATCCCAAGCCGAGAATTGATCCATGCCAATGTACTCCTACCGATGCTCCTGCGGAGCGGTCGCGGACCAGTATAGCCGCGTTTCAGAGCGGGATAACAATGTGCCGGAATGTCATGGCCCCATGCAGCGCCAATTGTGCGCCCCAATGGTCGCCGTGCAGGCCGATATCCATGCCCTGAGTCCGATTGACGGAACCCCGCTGACCACGCGGCGGCAGCGCACGGAGTACATGAAGCGCAACGGGCTACAGGAGGCCATCCCGGCAGCCGAGGTTGTGCGCAAGACCAACCAGCGCAAGGCAGACATGCAGGCCACCGCAAAGGAATTGCCCAGGCTCCCTGGGCACCTTGAAAAGCAGCTTTACCGAGACGCCGGATTCCCCGGCTGACACCACGAGGCGACACCATGAGCAAGGACACTGAAATCGGCGATCCCGATCAGTCGATCACACTCGAACAGCACGCAGAACAGACCTATGACCGATTGGCTGGCGTTGAACCTACCGAACCGGCCAAAGATGCGCCGATCCATGAGGAACCGGCATTCACTGTCCCGTCATGGGCCAAGGCATGGCCGGAGGCTGCGCGCAATGCGTTGCAGAGCATCGGCACCATTCAGCACAACAAAGGGCACCTCGAACCGATTCTGAAACAAATCGAGGAAACCAACCAGTACACGACCAAGCGGGATCAGGAGTTCGCCGAGTACCGGCGAAGTGTTGACCCCGTTTACAGCGTGCTCCGCGACCTGGAACCGTCCTACCGCATGCAGGGCATGTCGCTGGAACAGGGTGTTTCCCAGCTTGTGGAGGGCGCAAAGTTTGTCGCAACCAACCCTGATCAAGCCTTCCCGTTTTTTGCGGGCATGTACCGCCCGCAAAACCCGGCTGAGGCAGTCATGGGCATTGCGAAACAGTGGGGGGTTGACCTTGGGCAGTTGTCCCAAGAGCAGCCTTACATTGACCCGACGGTGCAAGCACTGTTGACCCCGCTACAGCAAAAGCTCGCGCACATTGAAAGCATCACCGCGCAGCAAGAGCAGGCGGCAAGGCAGCAAGCGCACCAGCAACAGATCCAATTGCAACAGGCCGTTGTTGAGAAGCTGGCATCCCTGGAAGCGCAAAAGGACGAAAGCGGAAACCTCAGATTCCCCTATCTGAAGGACGTATTTGACGAAATCTTGATCTTGGCCAACGCAGGCAAGGTCAAGACCATCGAGGACGCATACGACCTGGCCGTGAAAATGAACCCGGCCATCGCGGACTCTGTTGTCAAAAGCGCCGAACAGAAGGCGATCCAAGAGGCAGCCGCACGCTCCGCACGCGCACAGCAAGAGGCATCAGCCAATCGAAACGTGGGCGGCAAAGGAAAGAACGGTGACGCGCCTAAAGGCAAGTCGCTAACCCAAGCAGCGGAGCTTGCATACCAGCAGGTTTACGGCTCCGAATAATTCGAGGACACGACAATGGCAGTTCCCAATCTTGGCGATTTGGTCGCCACTACGTTTGAACACCAGGCTGGCAACATCGCCGACACCATCACCAATGAACACGCCGTTCTGAACTACATGGCGCGGCGCGGCAACGTGTCGGCCACAAGCAGCGGTCGCCAGTTGTGGGAGCCGATCATCTACGGTGCCAACAACTCGACCAAGTGGTATGACAACTACGAGGTTTTCACCCCGCCGACCGATCAGGAAGTTGTGGACGTTGCCGTTTACGACTGGCGTCAACAGGGCGGTTTCATATCGATTTCCGGCAAAGAGGAAATCATGAACTCGGGAAAGGCGGAGAAGATCGCCTTTGCCACCGCCCGTATCAAGCAGTTGATGGCCAACCTGAAAAACGATGCTGGCCAGTCGATTTACTCGACCGGCACCGGATCGGGCGGCAAGGAACTGGGTGGCTTGCAATTGCTGGTGGCTGATGACCCCACCGCAGCCGGTACGGTGGGCGGCATTTCCCAGGCCACCAATACTTGGTGGAGGAACCAGACCAACCAGGCCGTTGCGGGCACGTCTGCAACGATTGGCACCAATCTGCGCAATGCGATGAATGCAATCTGGTTGCAGGCATCGGTCGGTTCGGAATCCCCGGACCTGATCACGGCGGACTCGAACTGCTACACCTACTACGAGCAGACCTTGCAAGAGTTGGTTCGGTTCACGCAGACCGAGAAGGCCGACAGCGGTTTCATGTCGATCAAATACAAGAACGCGGACGTCATCTATGACGCGTACTGTCCGTCCAACCACATGTACTTGCTGAACACCGACACGCTGTTCCTGCGTGCGGCACCTGGGCGCATGTGGACGCGTGGCGACAAGCGCACGATCCAAAACGCGGATTACGACGTGATCCCGGTATGGTTCATGGGTAACCTTGTGACCAACAACCGCCGCCGCAATGCGGTGTTGAAGATCACCGTTAGCTAACCCCAATGGCCCCTTCGGGGGCCATTCCTTTTGGGAGTGAACATGTCGGAACTTTACGACGTAAACCCGGAACTGAACCCGGATCAGAAGGCCAGAATCGAAGCAGAGCTTGGCATTTCAAACAAGAAGATTCATGCCAAGTTTGTCCTGACTGCGCCCCTGCATCCGATGTTGTCTGCCGAAACCGGCAGGCCGATCCATACCGATGTCGTGTCCATCGTGGAGATTCACGAGGGCATCCGTGACTACATTTCAAGACCGGCGACCGAAGAGGACAAGGCCAAGTATCCCGTCCAGTGGGCAGGCTTCCAGCGCGCACTGGCAAACCCGCAATACCCAATCGACCATCTTGCAGGTGCCAAGCCGAGCGAAGTTGCCATGTTCAAGTCGCGTGGAATCCTGACCATCCAAGCCGCAGCCGCGATTGAATCGCCACCGCCTGAGATTGCCGGTGCCGTGCTGCGCGCAAAGCGGTGGATGGCAATCTGCAATGGTGAGAAACCACGCATCAAACTGGAGGCTGTCGCATGATCCACCAGAACGCACCCGAATTGAAGCAGGAAACCTACTACATCGAGGGCAAGGGATGGCGCACGCATCACGTCATCAGCAAGACCAGTTCGTTTGAGCGCGAAGCCACGCCGGAGGAAATCGAGCAGGCCACCGGCAACGCGGAACCGGACGAACCCAAAAAGCGCGGCAGGGCTAAAAAGGAATCCTAAGTGAGCCTGACACTCAAACAGATTCTGGATATAGCGCTTGGTTCAACGGGCGTGAATGTTCCCGCAACATGGATCGGCAGCAACAATCTGGCGACTGCCAATCTGGTCAAGGCGATTGCGAATCAAAGTGTTTTGGCGCTGCGCGAGTATCCGTTGCAAAAGCAGACCAGGCAGTATTCATTCACGCTCACCAGCGCGTCAGATACTTACGCGCTGCCGTCTGACTTCCTGAATATCGTGCCTGACACCATGTGGGTGCAGGAAAGTCTGTGGCGTGTTGACTTCCCGACTGACCCGACCGTTTGGGCATACTTGACAGCCAGTGCCGGACCGCCAGGTATCTGGGTTCGGTGCCGCCTGATCAATAACTTTCTGGAGTTCTATCAGCCGCAGGAAGGAATGGTTGTTGGCTTCGAGTACGTCTCGAATGCGTTGATTCAGGACGGCACGACGGGAGAGCCGAAGCAGCTATTCAGTCAAGATAGTGACGTGTGGATGATTGATGATTCGCTGCTGATTGCTGACATAAAGTGGCGCTACAAGGCAGAGAAGGGGCTGGAATACCAGACCGATTTCAAACTGTTTAAGGATAGCTTGGCGAATTTCCTCGGCACACAGAGCGGAGCGAAAACAATCATCCCGAGCAACCCGTGGAACCCTGAGCCGCTTTGCAACCTGTGGCAGTTTCCGGAATGACCAACGCAGCATCGGTTCCCGCCCCAACGGGCGGTTGGAACGCTCGCGACTCACTGGACGACATGGAAGCTGCGGACGCAGTGACCATGATCAATCTGATTCCGCGTTCTGGCTGGGTGGAGGCGCGGCGAGGTTCTTCCGTATATACAGACCTTGGCGGGTCTTTGTCGTCGTCCGGTATTTCGACATTGATCCCGTACCAGAACACGAAATTTCTTGCTGCCTACAGCACATCGATTTACGACATAACAAACCCGCTTGCACCGGTTCCGCTGACTCACGCTGCATTCACAAATTCCAAGTTTCAGCTAACCGCATTTCAATCGCTCGTGATCCTCACGAACGGCGCAGACCTTGCGGTTTCCTACGACGGAACGGCGCTTACTGATCTGGTGGTTACAGGGCACCCGACCGGCATATTTTGGGGCTGCAACACCTTCAAGGGGCGCGCGTTCTATTGGGAGGAAAACAAACGATCATTCTGGTATGCCGCAGCCGGAGCGTATCAAGGCGCGCTGACAGAGTTCGACCTTTCCACGCAGTGCAGAACGGGCGGAACGCTGGTCATGATGCTGACCTTGACCGTGGATGCTGGGGACGGCGTGGACGATTTTGCTGTGTTCGTTTTCAGCACGGGAGAAGCTCTCGTTTACCAGGGTGACGATCCTTCCAATGCCCTGCGCTGGTCATCGTCTGGTCGATTCCAGATTGGCGAACCGCTTGGCATCCGTGCACATTGCAAGGTTGGCGGAACGGAAATCATCCTGACGAAAGATGGATGGCTTGACATTTCGACCGCACTATCTGGTGGCCGGTTGTCAGAAGCCTCAACTTACTCCGACAAGATCATCCAAGCGGCAAAATCAGCAGCCAATCAGTACGCCGCTTTTTTCGGCTGGGAATGCTTGTACTACCCGGCAGGAAATCTGTTCATTGCGAACATCCCGCGATCCGCGTTCAAGGCAGTCCCCGGATCTGGCGGTACACGATGGGCGATTGAATCCAAACAGCACGCACGAAACACGTCCACAGGGGCATGGTGCGAGTTCAATGGGTGGGAAGCAACAACCTTCGCAGTATGGAAGGATGTTCTTTACTTCGCGTCAGGCGGCTACGTGTACACCGCTGACATCGGCACATCCGACGCAGGCGAGCCGATCTATATCGAATGCATACCAGCGTTTAACCACCTGGGGGCGAATGGACGGCGAAAGCAAGTCACCCTATGCGCTCATCTGACCAACTTCGGGAACCCGGAGTATTTGGTCAAGGACGGCATGGCGGACTACAACATCATTTTCCAGAATCAGGTTGTCGATGCTCCTTTCGTCGGTGGCGCTGCATGGGACGTTGTGGATTGGGATTCTGCGTATTGGGCCAGTGACGATGAGCCACTGGTCGAGACAACGGAAGGCTGGGCTGACGTTTCGGCCTTCGGCTATGCCGTGACTGTTTCCATGCGAGCAAGCCTGAATGGCTTCTCTCTCAAGTGGTACGGCACAAATTACATTTATCGATTTGCAGGAGCCATCTAATGCCTTGGACTGGATCAAGTTACGTTCGTACCGATGGCGTTTACAACGGCCCTTCGGTGTGGAATGCGAATTGGGCGAACAGCGTCAAGATCGTCTATTCACGCCATGACACGCACGACCAGGACATAGCGGACGGGATTACCGCATGCCTGAACAAAAACGGGGCCAACACCCCGGCTGCTAACTTGCCGTGGGGTGGGTTCAAGATCACCGGCTACGGCTCGGCATCGGCGAATACGGATGTTCCCAAGTACGGCCAGACCTTGGGGACGGTGACTTTGGACGGTGGCACCTTCGTCGCCACCTTCACGGACAAGGACGGCAACACAATCACGACGGTGGACCTCTCGCCGATCTCTGGCGGCGGTGGAGGCGGCGCGCCGACCGACGCGACCTATGTCACCCTTTCCACGAACGGCAGTCTGTCAAACGAGCGTGTCCTAACGGGCACCGCTGGGGAAATCACGTTTACCGACGCCGGGGCGGGTTCGACCGTAACGGCGGCTCTGACCGCTACCGGCGTCTCGGCAGGCACCTACACGCTGGCGACTATCACGGTCGATTCAAAAGGCCGGATCACGTCTGCCGCGAACGGATCGGCGGGGACGGCAATTACGACGATAAACGGCACGGCACCGATTGGTGTCACTGGCTCAGGCGCATCACGCACGATTGCGATTTCAGCGGCGACCACAAGCGCACGCGGCACCATGTCATCCGCTGACAAAACCAAGCTGGACGGCATCGGTACAGGTGCGAACGTATCAACCGTGTTCGGGCGATCCGGTGCGGTTGTTGCTGCCACAAGCGATTACACGATTCAGCAGATCGCGAATGTCACGGTTTCGACCTCCGCGCCGTCTGGCACGCCTGCATCCGGCTCGCTCTGGTTCCGCGTCCCATGACCTTGCATGCCTATCAGGGCGGATCGTGGAAAGGTGCCGCACCCTACGCCTACGACTCCGGTACGTGGAAACTTGCGCTATCTGTCAGTGGCTTTGATGCGGGCACGTGGAAAACTGTCGCGCAAATCCTGTCAGCCGTTGCCGTGACTGGCTCCACGACCGTAGGCAATGGATCGCCAGCAAACCTCGGGACTTCGGTAACCGGGGGCTATGGCACCCTGACCTATCTCTGGACGAAGCTCTCGGGAGCCGGGACGATCAGCGGGGCGGGGACAAGCTCTACGGTCACGATCAATCCAACCGCTACGGACGCGGAAGGCAATTTCCGCATTGTCGTGACGGATTCACTCACCGGCACCACGGCACAAACCGACTTCTCCGTCACCTGGGGCACACCGCCGTGACCGATCTTCGGCACCGCGTTGAAAGGCTAGAGCACGCGGCTACCAGTAGCACGCAATCGGGCGCAACCGCCAACGACCTGGCCAACTTCCCCGGCATGATGAACCTGGTGGCCGGGTCCAATGTGACCTTTACGCCCGGAGCCGGGACGCTGACCATCAACGCCACAGGTGGCGGTGGAGGATCGAGCACGGTACAGCTTACGTTCGGGTGGGACGGAGCAGGAACGGCTTTGGTCGCTGGTCAGACGGTGCGCGGAACGGCAATGACAGCAATGACCATCACGGACGCAACGGTACTATCAGACCTGGCGGGGAATTGCACCATAGATATCTGGAAAGACACCTACGCCAACTACCCTCCCGACATTGCGGACTCGATTGTGGGCGGCTCTCCACCAGCCCTTGTTGCGTCTGACAAGAGCGTTGACTCGGCCCTGACCGGATGGACTACATCGGTAGCCGCTGGGGATACATTCTTGTGCACGCTTTCCACGGTGTCGGGAGGAATCACACAAATAAGCGTGACGCTTGGCGGGGTTAAGGTATGACGATCTATGTGGTGAAATCAACGGACGTTGGCGCTCCAGTCCTTTCGGGCGTTAATGGCGCCGGAAAGGATGTTATCAAGTATGCGGCAGTAACCATCGCTGGCATGACAAACCTGTTCGAAACGACCAACGCAATAACAATCCGGGCGAACTACGGCAATCAGTTCTGCCTGAATGTGCAGCATGACAGTGCCGTATCTGGAGATGCTAGGCGCATGACAGTGCGCGGTGCTGAAGGTGCTGCGGGAACAACCTCGGCTAGCCTCGTTGACCCATTCCCAACGGTAGCTCAATCAGCAGATAGCGGCGGCGCTTGCTGGCTTGTGAGCAACAGTGCCACATCGGCGGCTAGGCCGTGGGTTGTGGTGGTGGATGACGGCGCAACTAGCGGCTACCCTAAAATTGAGTTTTATTCCAACTACAGTGCATCCACTAACGTATGGGACAAAGAGGTTTGGGCGGACTTCTACCCGGCATTCTCCGGGGATACATACAATACCCTTGTGTCAACCTCAGGCGCGCAGACTGGAACGTCTGCGGCTGGCTTTGCGACAGGACAGATTTGCTCAAACTTATTTGTGCAGCCCACGAACGGCGTTTACATAGCGAGAAATCTTGGCGGATCTGTTAAGTCGGTGTGGGGCGGGTGGATTGTCCCCGGCGCTGGCGTATTTGGTGACGTTACTGCAAGCCTTGCGCAATGGGGCACAGGCTACGGATCAAAATACTGGTACGACTACGTGGGCATATCTGACTCAGGCAGCAACTCGACTGGTGGTACATCGTCGTCAACCATTCCGGTTAGAGGATTCATGCACGGGCAAATGGTCCCGATAACAAGTGATCTTACAACCGTGAACTCGCTTGATAAAATAGCAGACACCAACTTTGATGCGGGGGCGCAGTTCTTGATTATCCGGGCTACGAACAACTCCAACGGCGGCGGTGTGATGACGCAGATTGCTGGCGACTGGACGCCCCCCTACTAATGGCTGACCTTGGAGACAACGGAAAGCTGATGAGGGTCGGCCCTTGGATGCGGCAAGCCCCTGCTAGGTTCGCGTCCGATCAATCCCCAAATAATGTTGTGATTGGACCCATCTTAGCGTCCGCCCCTTACGTCATCGCCATCCTGTATCGGCGCGGCGTAGAGGTAGACAAGACGCGAGCCGATGCCAGCGGCAACTTCTACTTCTACGACTACGACGATTCGGGCTATTCCCCGTACACTATCAAGGCATTCACGCGGTACGGGGCTGTGGGAACGGGCGAGGAATGGCAGGTGGATATTGCCTACCCAACCGTCACGATTACCAAGCTGTTTGGCGCAAGTCGAGGCGGAGCGTATTTCTACCAAGGCTGATCACCAGTCCCAGACCGGCAATCGAACACCGTAGACGTATCCCCCGATCCATTCGCCTGCGCCACAAACGAGCAAGCCCGAACATGGGGCCGCTTGAACGCAGGACCGGATAGCGTGAGCCTGACCGGCAGCGGGGGAAACACAGGCCGGGAAACCTCGTCCAGAAATTGCACGTCACACCCGTTGAAATCCAGTCGGCTATTGCCTTCCGTGGTCAGGTACGACGGCAGCTTGTGGCACACGTAGCTGACGTTGCCGTTGGGGTAGTAGACGTACACGTAGTCCACGGCCATCGCGGGCGCGGCGAACAGTCCAAAAAACAGACAAAAAAGCATCGGATAGCGGTTCAACAGTTTCATGCGCGCTCCTCGTTTTCCTTGAAGCATTCTGTTATCCGGCGAACCATGTCCTTGTGGACGGCGCGCAGTAGTTCCCGCAACTCCGCCCATTCTTCCGGAGTCAATTTGTGATACGCCACGGGATTG